TAATACTGCTGCTAAAGATGAGCTTCATGTGGTTGTTGTTGATAATGGTGGCTTATTTACAGGTACACCTGGAACTATTCTTGAAACATTTAAAGGCCTTTCAAGAGCTACTGACGCCCAGACTGCTGATGGCAGCACTAACTACTATGTTAATGTTCTTAATCAGAATTCAGCTTATATCTGGTGGGCAAACGATAGAGGTTTAGCTCCATCAAATACCGCTATGAATCTAGTATCATCATCATCATCAGCTCCTGGTAATTACCAGTTTGCTCTTGGTTCAGATGGTCTTGCTGAAGGAAGTGTTGATCTATCAACACTTGCTACAGGTTATGATCAATTTGCTTCAAAAGAAGATGTTGATATTTCAATCATTCTTCAGGGTCGTCCATTAGGTGGTACTACAGTAGTAAATGGTCAAACAATCACTAATTATCTTCTAGCTAATTATATCATTGATAACATAATTGAGAGCAGAAAAGACTGTGTTGTTGCAATCTCTCCTGATAAGTCAATAACTTTAAATAGCTATGGTCTTCAGTCAACTGGTCTTGTTAACTGGAGAAACGCTATCCATGATAGTTCATACGCTGTTCTAGACTCTGGATATAAGTATCAGTATGATCGCTATAATGATATCTATCGTTGGCTTCCATTAAACGGCGATATTGCTGGTCTAATGGCAAGAACTGATCATACTAACGACGCTTGGTGGTCACCAGCTGGTTTCAATCGCGGTCAGATCAAGAACCTTGTTAAACTAGCATATAATCCAAAACGCACTGATAGAGATCTTATATATGTTAATGGTATTAATCCTGTAGTAACTTTCCCTGGTCAAGGTACTGTTCTATTCGGTGACAAGACTCTACAATCAAAACCATCTGCATTCGATAGAATCAATGTTCGCAGACTATTCATTGTCCTAGAAAAGGCGATATCTCAGGCTGCTAAATACTCTCTATTCGAGTTCAACGATTCGTTTACTAGAGCTCAATTTAAGAATCTAGTAACTCCATATCTTAGAACTATTCAAGGTCGTCGTGGTATCACTGACTTCTTAGTAGTCTGCGATGAGACTAACAATACTCCTCAGATAATTGATTCAAATCAGTTCGTGGGCGATATCTATATTAAGCCAGCAAGAAGCATCAACTTCATTCAGCTTAACTTCATCGCTGTTGGAACTGGTGTTCAGTTCTCTCAGGTCGTTGGCCAGTTTTAATAAATAAATAAAACTCTAAGGGAGTACAAAGATGCCATTTAATATAGACGCCTTCAAAGCAAATGGTCTGGTATACGGTGGTGCCAGACCATCACTATTCAACATTAGATTATTTCCACCTGCAGGTATTGGTATTGATAACGTATCAGTTCAGAAGTTTAGCTTTGTAGCACGTGCTTCTGAGCTACCAGCTTCAGAAATCGCTTCTTTCGACGTTCCTTATTTTGGAAGAAAGATTAAAATAGCTGGTGATAGAACTTTTGCTGACTGGCGCGTGACTATCATGAACGACGAAGATTTTGCTGTTCGCTCGTTGTTTGAGGCTTGGTCAAACGCTATCAATCGTATGGTCGCTAACGTTCGCGATCCAGCTGTAGATGGTGAACTTTATAAAACACAGATCGAAGTCATCCAATATGGCAAAGATGGTTCAGAGCTAAGATCATACTACTTAGTCGGTGCTTTCCCAACAGTCATTGACGCTATTCCACTCGATTGGAATTCAACTAACGCTGTTGAAGAATTTGCTGTAACTTTCTCATATGATTATTGGTTACCAAATGTTGAATCATCAGCATTTAAAGCTGGTGGCGTAAATCTTTATGGTAATCGTGCAGTATCTGACGGACCACTTGGTCCAGCTTAAGATATAAATATTTTTATACTTTGACAAGAGGGGAGTTATTCTCCCCTCGTATTTGGAGAATTAAATGGCAGTATCCTTATTCGGATTTGAATTCAAGCGCAAAACTCAAGATCAAGATCCAATTCCATCATTTACTCCTAAAGAGTCAGACGATGGAGCTGTTGTCATTGCTGCAGGTGGTGCATATGGTACATATGTAGATCTTGATGGTACTGTTCGAACAGAAGCAGAATTAGTAACAAAATATCGTGAAATGTCACTCCATCCAGAGTGTGATGCTGCAGTCGATGAGATTATCAATGAATCTATATCTATTGACGACGATGATATTGTCACTATTGATTTAGATGATATCCAGCTCTCAGAGAATGTTAAAAATGCAATCACTGATGAATTCAATAATTGTCTAAAGATTTTAGATTTTAAAAATCATGCATATGAGATATTTCGTCGTTGGTACGTGGATGGAAGATTATATTATCATGTTATTGTGGATCCAAAAGATATCAAAGCTGGTATTAAAGAAGTAAGATATATCGATCCTCGTAAGATCCGTAAAGTTAGAGAAATTTCAAAGAAAAGAGTCGCTTCAGAAAATCCTGGTGATGCATCAATTTCTAAAGTAGTCAATGAATACTTTATCTTTAATGATAAAGGTTTTAACTATGGTAATAAAGTCGTAGGTCCATCAACAACCGGTTTAAAGATCGCTAAAGATTCTATTCTACATATCGTTTCTGGTCTTACTGATAACCAAGGAACAATGGTTCTTTCTTATCTTCATAAAGCTATTAAAGCGCTAAATCAGCTTCGCACGCTAGAAGATGCGTTAGTAATTTATAGACTATCGCGCGCTCCTGAACGTCGTATCTGGTACATTGATGTTGGTAATCTACCAAAGATGAAGGCTGAGCAGTACGTTCGCGATATTATGGTTAAACATAAGAACAGACTTATATACGACGGCAATACCGGTGAAGTAAGAGACGATCGTAAGTTTATGACTATGCTTGAAGACTACTGGCTCCCAAGAAGAGAAGGCGGGCGTGGAACTGAAGTAACAACACTTCCTGGTGGTCAAACATTAGGTCAGATGGATGATGTTCTATACTTTCAAAAGAAATTCTTAAACTGTCTCAATGTTCCAGTATCTAGACTTAATTCAGATGCATTATTTTCATTAGGTCGTGCTACTGAAATTACACGCGATGAATTAAAATTTGCTAGATTTGTTATTAGATTAAGAGCTAAATTTACTCTATTATTCCTTAAGATGTTAGAAAAGCAACTTGTGCTCAAAGGTATTATGACAGTAGAAGATTGGCATAAGATTGCTAATCTTATTAAATTCGACTATGCTAAAGATAATTACTTCACAGAATTAAAGAACGCAGAGATAACTCAAAACAGAGTTCAACTAGCGGTGTCTATGCAGGAAGTTACTGGTAAATACTATTCGCACGAGTGGGTACGCAAGAACGTCCTTATGCAGTCTGATGAAGATATTAAAGAAGAAGATAAGCAGATAAAGAAAGAAGATAATTCACAAGAGCCAAGATGGTTAAATCCAGCTATCGAGCAGAATGTCCAAATGCAACAACAGATGGATATGCAAAACCAGCAGATGCAGCAGGCTCAAGATGAGCAACAACAAGGTGATGAAGATCAGTCTCCTGAAGACAGTAAAAAGATGGAAGAAATTAGAAACGCTCTTATATTCGTTAAACAGATGAAAGAAAAAGGTAAAACAAATCGTTCTATGCAAGATGAATCAAAATATAAAGCCGCTGTCCAATTGCTAGCAAAAAATCAAGATATTGTGCAATCAATCGGTCTACCTAAATCAGCAGCAACTGGTGGTCAATAATTGGAGAAATTAAATGTCTGATCTCGATAAATATACTATACAAGATTTAATCTCTAATGCTTCTGAACAGCAACCAATTGAGTTTGAGAACACGTTTAACTCATTGTTATTAGACAGAATCAGAGGTGCAGTAGAGGATAGAAAACAAGAAATTGCAGCTTCAATGTTTAATAACGTTGAAGTCGGAGAACCAGAGGAAGAATAAGAATGGCAAAGCATCTTAAGGTCATTTTAGAAGATAAACGTCTAGAAGGCGTTAAGAAGTCAACTGTTGAACCAGGTTCTACAGGCGTTGAACCTGGTGTGGACTACAAACCAAAAGCACCGGACGATCAAGAGTTCGTATCAATTCATAAAACAGAAAAGCATGCTAGTAGAGCAGGTAATGGTCCTGACGTTTTTGCGGGAGCTAAGCAGAAGCCGTCGCTGTCTGATCCTAAAAATAAACATTTAGGTTATAAAGATCTAAAAGACGCGATGAAAGTAAATGAAGCAGCTGCATGCAATGAGTCACCAGCTGGAACTAAATGTCCAATGCACGGACTAGACGACTGTTCTGGTACTACTGGCAAGAGCAAGAATCTACTGCTTGATAAAAAAGTTGATGAAGAAGTCAGTGTAGATGAATCTATAGCTGATCGTAAAGCGCACAGCGACCGTATGCACCTTATTCATAAGACCGGTAAGACCGAAACCGGTATGGTTGCTAACAAAACTCTAAGAGACAAAGCTCACGCTTTCGTCGCGCAGAGACAAAAGATGATTAAAACGACTGCAAAAGAAGACGTTCAGATCGACGAAGTATTAACATCTAAAGATCCAGCTTCAAAGTGGATTCACGACTTCGTTCATTCAGATAATCCTAAGTTTGCTGGTAAATCTAAGAAAGAGCGTCAAAAACAAGCTCTCGCAGCATACTACTCTAAGAAGCGTTCTGTAAAAGAAGACGCTGCAGAGCCTATGCTCGAGGGTGGTAAGAAAAAGAAGATTAAAAAAGAAGATGGTCAAATTATGCCAGCTAAAACAGACAGTGGTGTAGCTGACGATGCGGGGAGAGTATTATGATAATTAAACCACAGGGTGCGGAGATATCAATTGCTACAGCAAACACTGTAGCTAATTCGTCGCTGGTAAGAGTCATCAATACCGGCGCGGCCGCTGTGCTTCACTTTAAAGATAGTACTGGATCAGAATATGCCAATCTGACTGTTTCGAATGCTCAATATGTTGTCGTTCAAAAAAACGTAGCAGACACGTTAACTGGCGCTAATATGTTAGCAGTTCCAGTAGCGTTTAAGTATTAAGGAACAGAAATGAAACTAATATCAGAACTAGTAGAAGAAACAAGCTTCATTACAGAGATAAATGAAGCTGGTAAGAAAGAGCACTATATCGAAGGTAGATATATCGCTCTTAATAAACCAAATAAGAATGGTAGATACTACGCTGAAAAGCATATAGCTCCTGAAATTGGAAGATATATCAAAGAAGTAATCAATGCTAAAAGAGCGTTTGGTGAACTTGGTCATCCACAGGGTCCAACGATTAATCTTGATCGCGTATCACACATAATCACCGAGCTTAAAAAAGATGGTGATTACTACGTCGGTAAAGCTAGAATAACAGAAACTCCAATGGGAGAAATAGCTAAGGGATTGATGAGCTCAGGCGGTCAGCTTGGTGTATCTACACGAGGCATGGGTTCTCTTCTAGAGAAAAATGGTGTAATGGAAGTCCAGCCTGACTTTAAACTATCGACTGTCGATATCGTTTCAGACCCATCAGGTCCAGGTTGTTTCGTCAATGGTATTATGGAAAATGTCGAATGGATATATGATCCTGTTAAGAATTCTTGGCATGAAGAAAAGCTTCATGAGATGAAAAAAGAAATTCATAAGATGACTAAAGAACAGATAGAAGCAAATAAAATTGCGATGTTTGAAAATTATATTGCTTCTTTAACGGTAAAAGATTACTTAATATAAATAATTATAAATTTCAATAAGGAGACTATTCTAATGGCTAATTTAGAAAACGAAAAAGACTTCGAAGACAATGTCACTACTGACGAAGTCGTTGAAGAAGAGGTTGAAACTGTAGAAGAAGGTACAGTCGCAGCCGATACTCTTAAGACTCACGCATCAGCTGATAAGTCAAACGCTGCAGGCGATGACAAAGCTGTAACTACTTCAAAAGTAGCCATGATGAAGAATATGACTCATCTAATGGCCGGCATGGATAAAGTAGATCTCGTCGATTTCTTTAATAAGACTATGTCACAGTTTGGTCCAGGAAAAGACCACGGTGTTGGTGATAAGTCTGCTTCAAACCAGGCAACGGTCGATACTACTTTAGGCAAAGGTCCAAAGACAAAAGACGCTACGCCAAAACTAGACTCAAAGAATCATTGGGCTGAAGACGTCGAAGAGATGTTCGTCGGTCAAGACCTTTCAGAAGAATTTAAAGATAAAGCTTCTACACTATTTGAGGCTGCTGTATCTGCTAGAGTAATCGCTGAGCAGGTTCGTCTTGAAGAAGAATTTGAAACTAAACTCGCTGAAGAAGTTGCAGTTATCAATGAAGAATTGAGCGCAAAGCTTGATACTTATCTCGACTACGTCGTTGAGAATTGGATGAAAGAAAACACAGTCGCTATCGAATCAACTCTACGTAACGAGATTATGGAAGAGTTTATCGACGGTCTTAAAGGTCTATTTGCTGAGCATCACATCAGTGTTCCAGAAGAAAAGATAGATGTTCTAGAAGCTCTTGCTAACAAGGTTGATGTTCTTGAACAGAAACTCGATGAAGCTATCACTAAGAATTCTGAGTTAGAAGAAATTCTAATTGAAGAAGCTAAGAAAGATATCTTCGAAGAGATTTCTTCAGATCTTGCGCTAACTCAACAAGAAAAGTTTGCTGCTCTTGCCGAAGGCATTGAGTTTAATGGTGATCTTGATACTTATACTAAAAAGTTAAAGATTGTTAAAGAGAACTATTTTAAAGCTCCAGCTGCTCCCTCTTCAAATATAACTGAAGAGACTTTTGAGGGTGATGACACTGACACTGTTGTTTCTGTCGATCCAAGCGTAAATCGTTACGTTCAAGCAATTGCAAGAACTGTAAAGAAATAATTTTATAAATAATAAAATAACCTTAGTAAAGAAAGGAAAATAAATGTATCTAGCTGAGGAAATCCAAAACAAGTGGGCTCCAGTACTTGACCACGACGCTCTCGGTGCTATTAAGGACCAGCATCGTCGTTCAGTCACTGCTGTAATGCTCGAAAACACACAGAAGGCTCTCCGTGAATCTGCCGCTCATGGCGATTATCAGACTCTTACTGAGACTTCTTCACTAACTCCAGTCAACGCAATGGGCGCTTCAAGCTCAACTACTGGCGCTGGCGGTATCGATACTTTCGATCCTGTTCTAATCAGTCTAGTTCGTCGCGCTATGCCTAACCTCATCGCTTACGACATCTGCGGCGTTCAGCCAATGACTGGTCCAACCGGCCTTATCTTCGCTATGCGTTCACGCTACAGCAACCAGACTGGTACCGCTGCTTCCGGTGACGGCAATCAGCCAGGTAACACTGCATCAAACGAGACTTTCTATAACGAAGTTAACGATGCGTTCACAGGTGCTGGTGGTCTAACAGGCGTTGACGCTAATACTTTCGGTCTTGGCTTCAAGGGCACTATTCCTGGTGCAACCAACACTACACCACTTAC